AGTCGGCAGGAACGCCAAGCGGTGGGAGACAAGTGAGGGGGGAGGACTTTACGCCGTAAGTTCCTCCGGGCAGGTAACAGGATTCGGGGCCGGAACGGTTGACTTAGAAGAAAAGGAGCTCGAGGACGAAGTGGAGAGCCTCGACTTGGCCATAGAAGCATCGGAAGAATTCGGAGGAGCCATCGTGATAGACGACCCCATCAAGCCGGACGATGCCCTCTCCCCTACTATCCGGGAGAAGGTAAACAGGAAATTCGAGACGACGATCCGAAACAGGGTAAACAGTCGGAAGACCCCAATAATCATAATCATGCAGCGGCTCAACGAGGACGACCTGACGGGATACCTCCAAAAATTGGAGCCGGAAGAGTGGGAGATTTTATCCATCCCCTGCATCCAACCTGACCCGGAGACGGGAGAAGATAAAGCCTTGTGGCCATTCAAGCACACCCTCGAGGAGCTTTATAAAATACGGGATAACAATAGCTGGGTTTTCAATACCCAGTACCAGCAGAACCCCATGCCCATGGAGGGGCTCATGTACGAAAACGAGTTCAAGGAATACGAGATCATCCCGGAGACGAGAAAAAAGCGGGTAAAGAACTACACCGATACAGCCGACACCGGAGCAGATTATTTGTGCTCCATTACCTATTTAGAAACAGAGATAGGCAATTTCGTCCTCGATATCCTCTACACCACAAAATCGATGGAGTACACCGAGCCGGCCACCGCTAAGATGCTAACGAACCACGACGTGGAACTGGCCATCGTGGAGTCAAACAACGGGGGGCGTTCATTTGCCCGTGCAGTGGAACAGCAGTGCCGTTTGATGTATAATAATACAACCCGCTTCAAGTGGTTTCACCAGAAGGCAAACAAGCAGGCTCGCATCTTCAACAACACGGCCGCCGTGCAGAACCTTACGTATTTTCCCAAGGGATGGAAAACCAAGTACCCACGATTTTACAACGATCTTACAACATATATGAAAGTAGGAACCAACCAACACGACGACGCTCCCGACGCTCTGACCGGTACAATTGAATTCAGGCCCAGCGGACGAAAGGGGAATGCGGCCGACTATTTTTAAATATTCACCAAAACCAAAACAGCAATGAACTTCAACGAATTAATTAAAGGAAAAGCAACGGCCGATGACATGATAAAAGAACTCAAGCGAGGACGGCCGACAGACCTCCCGGACGTGGACGAGTTTGTAAAACAAATCGATCCCGCCCAGCACGACATCAACGACACCGCCAATCGACCGGACAAGTGGGTCAAGGTAGATATTGACGACGCCAAGGACGAGGATGGCAACAACATTACCGTCACCGTAGGAGACGGGGAAGGGAAGCGAACAACAATGAGGAAGGAGGCAGTCGCACGGGTAGCATTTGCCCTGCAAAAACTGATCGTCAAGAGAGCCGTCGCCTTCACTTTTGGGAACCCCGTAGTACTGAATGCCGACATCGAGGATGGTAGCAAGGAGCAAGAAGTTTTTGACGCCGTGAAAAAGGTACTATTCAAAACAAAAGGACGCACGGTCAACAGGACAGTCGCCCGGGAAATATTCAGTACCACCGAGGCCGCCGAACTTTGGTACGTTGTCGACAAACCAAACAATTACGGCTTCAAATCAAAGAAAACGCTCCGCTGTGCCATTTTGAAGCCTTCCGAGGGAAACGAGCTTTACCCCTACTTTGACGAGACGGGAGACCTTGTCGCATTTTCGAGAGCGTACGAAACGGAGGGGGAAAAAAAGATTAAAACAAACCATTTCGAGACCTACACCGACGAGCTGATATTTAAATTCATCAAGCGACCCGGCGAACAGTGGGAAATTGAAGAACACTACCCGAAAGATAACTACATCGGGAAAATACCTATCATTTACGGCCGGCAACCAGAGGTAGAATGGGCAGACGTTCAAAACCTGATAGACAGGCTCGAGAAACTACTGTCCAATTTTGCGGACACGAACGATTACCACGCGAGCCCCAAGATAGTCACCACGGGGGAAATCCTCGGATGGAGTAAGAAAGGCGAAGCCGGGGCAGTCATCGAGATGGAGGAGACCGGGGAAGCGAAATACCTTTCTTGGGATCAAGCACCAGAGGCCGTCAGACTGGAAATTGACACTTTGCTCCGAATGATCTACACCATCACCCAGACACCCGACATATCCTCGGAAGGCGTGAAGGGATTAGGAAGCAATATTTCAGGGGTAGCCCTCCAACTGCTTTTCATGGATGCGCACCTCAAGGTTCAAGACAAAATGGAAATATTCGACGACTACCTCCAGCGGAGGATGGCCGTAATACAAGCATTCCTCGCCAAGATGAACGCCGGGGATTCGGCCTTTGCAACAGCCTGCGAGAGCCTCGACATTGAGCCGGAGATAGAACCGTTCATGATTAACGACGAGGAGTCACGCATCAACATACTCCTTGCCGCTAACGGTCAAAAAGCAATAGCCAGTCGAAAAACGACCATCGGACAGCTTGGCTGGGTGAAAGATACCGAAGCCGAGATGGAGCAAATCGAGATGGAGGAAGCACCGGAGCTTTACGCCAGCGTCATGGAGCCAACTATTTAACATTATGGGTATAAAAGCAAACTTTGACATAGACAAGATATTCGCGGGCATAGAGAAAAAACTCGTGCCCCTCGTAAGACAGGCTGTCGCAGAAGCGTTCTCAAAGGCCTGCCTCGAGGTAGTAGAGCAGGCCAAAAGCCTCGACACCTACCAGGACCAGACCAACCAGCTCCGGAGCTCCATAGGTTACCAGATTTATGACAAGGGAGAACTCATTACCGAGTATTTCCAAGAGGACGGGAAGGGCGAAGGAGAGGGAGCCGGGCTGGGAGTAGCCAACGGGAAGAAGGTAGCGGCGACCGCCGCCGAGAAGTACCCGGACGATATCGTGGGGGTAATAGTTGCGGGAGCCGATTATGCCCTGTACGTGGAATCTAAGGGATACGACGTGATAAGCGGTTCGGCCAGCCAACTGGCATCGCTCGCCAGCAAGTACCTGAAATTGGCGGCGCAGGGATTCAAGGAAGGAGGGCAAAATGGCTAAGAAAAAACAGGACAAAAGAGACGAGCTCCTGAAAGAACTTGAAAAGGTAGAGCGGAAGATACGCAGGCTTTACGTCAACACCTACCGTGCGGCCGTGGAGATAAAAGCCGTCCGGAAAGCAATAGAAAGCGGGGAGGACTTCACGTGGAGCGGGAACAAGGCCGCCGCCGAGCAACTGCAAAAACTGCTCGATAGCCTTGCAAACCAGATGAACACCTACCTCCGTAATGCCACCTCGGAGGTATGGGATACGGCAGAGGAGAGGCTCCACAGCACCCTCGCCAGCGTACTTGCCTCCACACCCAAGCAGATGGAAGAAATCGAAGCCATAACCGAGCGAAGCCGGGAGGATATGCGCTCGAGGGGAGCCACCGCCCACGATTACCTCGGCGAGAAGAGGGGAGGATTGACCATATCCGACAGGGTCTGGAAAATAACAGATGCTTCCCAGCAAGAAATTGAAACCATCATTCAGAACGGGATCAAGCAGGGGAAAACCACCGAGGAGGTAGCCCGGAGCGTGCAGCCCTACCTCCGTGAACCCCATCGCCTATTCCGAAGGGTGCGAAACAAGGAGACCGGCCGGCTGGAGCTTTCCGAAGCGGCAAAGAAGTACAAGCCGGGGCAGGGCGTTTATAGAAGCTCGTACATGAACGCCCTCCGGCTCGCACGCACGGAGATAACGGGGGCATACCGGAGAGCGGAGTGGGAGTCATACCAAAACAACCCCCTAATCATTGGGTACAGGATAGAGCTTTCAAACAACCACACCACGCTCATAAACGGGGTGCCGACACCCTTTCACGACATTTGCGATGACATGGTGGGAAGGTACCCGAAGACGTTTAAATGGACGGGCTGGCACCCGCAATGCCGGTGCCGGATGGTACCGATAACCATCAGCCAAACAGACTTCAAAAACCGCATGAAGGCACTCGCCAGCGGTAAAATGGACAAGTGGGAGCCACGCAGGACAATATCAAAAATGCCCTCGAATTTCAACAAGTGGATCGACAAGAACAGCGACCGAATAGCCAATGCCCGCGCCCTGCCATTTTGGATGCAAGATAACCCCGACACGGTAAGCGACATAAGGGGATAAAAAAAGCCGGCACCCCAAAGGTAAGATGCCGGCCGAGTAACAGTAAAAAGGTGTGTGAAAAAAACAGTTGTTGTATTACGGTCGATCAAAGTTAGTAAAAACACGAGATCACACAAGCCGGGAAAACACGAAAAAGGAACGAACACTCTCACATGTATCCATACACGCACATGGCGCCCAAAAAGTCAAAACAAAATCAAAAGAAAAAAGCATCGCAAAGAACGTATTACAATAATACGCTTTAAGTTTGTGTCTACCAAGTTTAATTAAACGCAAAACAACATGAATTGGGAAAAAATCTT